CTGTTTAAAGTACTGACAACCTTACTTACCTCTGTCCTGAACAAATTGTTTTGTTCGATAAATCGTGAAAAAGTATTTCTACTACAGAGCTTGGTGAGAGCTCTAACTTCGCTATTATCAAGGACTCTAATATGATCACAACAATCAATACGGAGGTTAGAATGGCCCAAAACAAATGAATCGTCACCGTTGACTGTCCCCGCAAGGGAGAGTAATCCGCAGGCATGATTAACTTGTTTTAAGGTATCTGACAGTGAAGTATAATAAAAATTTTTATCCATCTCAATCAAAATTTATATATGAAAAACCTATTTACTTTCTTCTAACACGCTTTGCACAGTAATTAAATTCATATTTTTAATAGATAATTCGACAGGATCTTTTTGAGTAAAAGTCTTAAGGTAACTATAGAGAATTTTAACCGCTTGAGGAATCAAGCCATACTTATAAGCAGTAACTTCTGAGACGTACTCTAATTCATGTTGAGTTCTAATACTCTTAAGCCAATCAGCTACAGAAGTTTGATACGCCGCAATTTCTTCAACTTTCCTAAATTGTTTGGATTGAAGTTTTGCAGCTCTATTTACTAAATCTACATATCTACCATGCTCTGTTATCAGAAAATTACAGAACGTAGGGACTTTAGAGTTATCTATCTTAATCTTAATACCTATTAATTCTAGCTGAGCACAATGAACTAAATTTAAAACTAAATTATAAGCTTCAATCAAATCGTCATCTCCAACGAATATAATATAAACTAAATCATCATACTCGTATATATAAGCAGAGATCGCTAATCTTAGCAAAGAATTGTTCCACAACGTTTCCGTGCTCCCAGAATCTTTCTTATCAAATACTTTCATTTTAAGCAAATTAGGCACAATGAAAATTCTCATAGTTTTAATTTTCATAAAAGTGGTCGTAAATTCTTCCGGTATTCCACACCAATCCATAGTTTTAGTTTCCACAGTTCTACTCCATAGTTTTTGACATGTATCGAATTCTCCAATGTCCGTAGCTTTCTTTTCCTGATTTTTAGTTAGGACTTTGACCGAATCACCAATTCTTTGATGATCTGCTCCGGACGCCATAATGACATTCTCTTTCAAGCAATTCCTTATAGCATTCTCTACACACCTGAAAATAGGACCGTAAATACTATTCAGAGTC